AAACTCTGGCCCCCTGGCTTTCATTGGCAATGTAAAATAATCATGCCATATATCCTCAATCTTCTCTAGATCAGGAAATAGGCCAATAATTGGTTTATAAACCGTATAGGTTGATCCCGTGGAAGTGGTCCCAGCATAGGGACTGGACAGCAACATGGAAGTGGTGGAAGGAACTGCCACTATCTGATAATGCTCTTCGTCAGATGTCTTAAACAAATATCTATGATTAAAGTCTGCAACCCAATTTGTTCCAGTCCCGGTTACCGTTCTGCTTCCATTCGTTACGGCAATAGTACCTGTCGTATACTTAGCCGGAACCTGGATATCCCTGTGTTCAGTTCTCCAACGCCATTTCTTCTCAGCCGCCATCTCCATATACCTGGAATTTATAAATTCCTTAATGGTATTTATGGATACCGTGTCATCCGTTGGAACTTTAGCCCTACGAAGAACCGCATTATAAATATCAGCAAATGTTTTTATCTGTGTTACTGCCATTAAATTACCATTTATTAGTATTTAACTTTCTTTTTTTTCTTCTTTTTTGCTGGCATCTTCTTTCTCTTTTCTTAGCTCTATGATCTTAGGCCGCATCTTCATGAGCTTAAGATACTCGTTGTTAAGTAGTAGTACCGCCTCAGATTGAGAAATCGCAGCATTAATCTTGAGCTGCGCTAACTCATACTCTTTCTCTAACTTCTCTAGTTCTTCCACTTTGTACTTCCTTTTTTTAGTTCGTAAAATAGAAAAGGCAGGTGGGGTGTTTTACCACCTTCGCTGCCTTTCTCTATACTACTAAGTTTTTTAAGCTTAGCAGATTCCATCCGGATACTTATTTTAAGTTCATGGGTCTCTATTGCTAGAGTATGCCATAACGCTCCGGCGTGGTATATAAAAACAAGAACGACATATACAGGGTGTGTTTAAAAAAACAATCGTCCTTGTAAGTACTCTTACAATGTACTTCCTTGTAAATCTAGCTAAATCAAAACTACGCGACTGGGTCTACGACCGTACTGCCCGTGCCTGAAGCTACGTAGTTCTCAACAAACATCGTTGTCCATTCAGTATCCTGGCTAAATGGAATGGCCGATGTAGTTCCACCAAATATGTTATGAGCGGCCAAGAACTGCACTGGCGCGGTTGAATCAGGAATAATCATTGCCGTTCTCGCCCCGCCATCCCCAAGAATATAATTTCTAAGGAATGATGATCCTGCTGTGGCTGCGGTATCATTAGTCCAAGCCGATGCCGTGGTATTCTGAAGATCAAAATAATTGTCCCATACTTTTGTACGAGCACCTAAATCACTAATCTGAGAAGTCCCTGCTACTTGGCCAGTAAAGTAATTACGATCGATCTTATTGTCGGTTGATCCAGCAACCGTTGTCACTGCCTGCAACGCAGCCACGTTCGCACAGTCAAAGAAACAATCATGGATTCGATTGAAGTCACCAGTGGCATAACTTACGCATACGGGGGTTGTTACCATTGCCGCATTGCCAAGGAACCTAATCCCAGAAATCTCACTGTTGGCCGCAGTAACTGTCAACAGGTCTACGTCCGACGCTGTAGTAATAGTTACGTTAAATGTCCCATTATCCAGATATGGCTTCAGAATAGTTGCATTCTTATCAAATGTTATTGTAGTGGTTAACGTATACGTCCCTGGCATCATTTGGATAGTATCTCCAGCCCCAGACCTTGCCAGCGTATTCATGGCATCAGCAAATGTGGTTGGGGTAGAAGGTACAAGTCCGTCTCTAATCGTGGTACCATTGTCTACATAGATAACCTTAGGTGTGGTTGCCGTCTGAGCCGAACCTACGCCATAAATATTATCCCTAATCGTAGTTGAAACGGAAGTAGCAGTAATATGAGCAATCCCATACAAGAATTTATTGCCAGTAATCAATGCATTTGTATGGGCCACGGTAGAGTTAATAGCCGCTACGTCCCACGCATTTGTTGCGCTCCCGCCATTGAAATAATTCCCAGTGCAGATCAATCCATCATTTGTACCAGTAATGGACAACCCCCTGGCAGGGCCATTTGCAGTAATATTAAAGTGATTGTTATTCAATCTAAGATCAGCACCAGATGCCCATAATATGCAGTCAACGGCATTTGCACCTAAATCAAACTTACAACCTTCTATCGTACACTGAGCAGCAGAAACAGTAATGTTTGCAGTAGCCGCTGCTGATGGTGTATTGAAGAGTATATTTTTAATTTTAACCTGTGCTCCAGTAACATTAAGCCCACTTCCAACGTAACCAACCGTGAAGTTTGGACGATTGTTTTCTATACCAAGTCCAATAATTTCAATTGCTCCTACGGCACCAACTGTAATCAATGACCCGATAGTCTCACTGTGCCCAGGTAAAACAATAATGGTATCTTTTGCGCTGGAGCCAGCCAGTGCAATGCCAGCTGCCAATGTCGGAACAGATGAGTTTAACGTCAATCCATTTCCTGACGCCGTACCAGCCTCGCTGTCTACAAATATATATTTTCCAGTGGTATACGGTTCACCTGACTGGAGCAATGATCCAGACGTATTCTCAAATCCATTTGCAAACACAAGCATTGATGGCGCAAGTATTCCGCTATCAACGGCATTTCCAGCAATATAATTACTATAAACAGCGCCCTCAGCCAACACCGAAGATAGTGAAATAGCGTCAACAGCTGAAGGTAAATACAGGCAGGTATTGTTATATACTCGTAGACCAATATTATCGGTCGTCGAAACAATGCACCCATTATCAAAGCTATTTGCGGTAGAGTTTCCATCAAAATAGTTGTCATGGATGAAGCATCTCGTTAATGCACCACCATTCGCCCTAATTCCAAAGGTTGGCCCATTTGCCGTCACTTCAAATCTACAGCCATTGATCTCGGTTCCAGCGCTTGCTCCGGCGAAATCAATTCCTATTCTGGCATTCGCTGGCATATCGAAAATACAATCTTCAATGACGATCGAGTTGATGCCAGCATTTATACTCATGCCGGCCGTTACGGGCCCACCGGTCACGGTTAAAGTTAAACCACGTACTCTCGCATCGCCAGCCGTAAATGTCAGGCCGATAAAAGCGCCTCCAGCACCGTTCATCGTAATGGTTGGACGCGAAAACGCTGTTCTGATTCCATGAATTAAAATACCAGCAACACTAAGGGATATGGTTGTCGTAATTGTCTCAGCATGACCTGGGAACAAAACAACGACATCACCCTTATTGGCCGTAGCCAGGGCCAGGCCTTGAGCTAATGTTGCCACCGGTGCACTTGGGTCTAATCCATCATTCGCAGATGCGCCAGTAACGCTATCAACAAAAATATATTTCCCAGTAGTGTATGGAAGTCCCCCGCCAGACGCTGAAACAGTGACCTGATCTGTTGGGATTTGAAGGTCAATTTCTTTTGATTTGGCAAACTGTCCGCAATTGATTCCAGAACTCTGGGAATATTCAGTGATGTTAACATTGCCAAGAAATCCGGTAGATGTTGCTGAAGTAAATGCTACAGCATCCCTGTTTGCAGCCCCATAGATAAAAGTTATATCATCAAGGTAAACTCCCGTGTCCGCCTGAGTAGACGATACCGCTTCGTTGTCCCATGAGTTGGTAGTCGATCCACCATTAAAATAACAGTTGGTGATCTTAAGACCAGAAAGTGCCCCACCCTGATTATCAAATCCAAAAGTAGGCCCATTTGCTGTTACATAAAAATTACAACCTGAAACTTCCAACCGAAGGGCTGCTCCAGTTACGCGGATAGCCCGTAAATCATTTGCGCCCTGGTAGAAGGTACATCCATAGATCTTTACATCATCTGCGCCCACGGCTATCTCAATCGCTCCAGGAGTGGATGCAGTAGTCGCATTGGCAAATACCAAATTCTGAATAGTACAATCATCGACCGTTATAGAAATAGTCTCATCTGCTGAGGCCAACGCATTCGTCAAGGTAGGACGATCGTCTCCATATCCCAACCCGGCGATTTGTACGCCCACTACGTTTAATACAATTTGGGTAGTTACCGTTTCTGCATGTCCTGGCATAACAACAACGACATCGCCATGACTTGCCTGACAGCGACTAATCGCATAGGCAATAGTAGAAAATGGACGAAGTGTAGAAGTCCCTGAATAAGAGTTAGATCCAATCGTAGATTGTACGAAAAAATAAGAACCAGTTGTTGCCGGAAAGCTAGATCCAGTTGGGAGAGGTACTCCGTATGAAGCTACGCCATTTGGGAAATTTGTCGGTAATGCCATTGTTTTTGTCCTTTAGATTTCAGGATAAAATACGGCGGGTGATATTTTTCTGCTACTGCTACTTGCGGCAGCAAAGCAACCCTGCCCGATTCGTACCTTACTGAAGGAATTTAACCTTCACTTACCCATTGTGAAATGATATATAAACTATACACCTGGAGTCCCGCAAATTCCTCTCGCGTCGGCCCATCCAGAGCTAAATCTTGCTCGAATCTTTGTTTTCCCGTTGTCATTATCAAAGTCATAGCTTGAAGTGGTATTTACCGGCTCACGATCAAACCACATTAAGTTATTCATGGAAGGCTCTGCACACAGGAACCATGCATCGGCGTCTGTCAGGTAATTCCAGACCAACGGGGATAATTTCTTAATCGTGAACGCATTGATTGCGTTCTCTGCGGTATCAGGACGAAGCGAACTTTTCAAAAGCTCTTCTGCGTCGAACTCTAATTCATTCGGAATAAGCAAATACTTAGCCTCAAGATTCAACAGCAATCCCTTGTCGTCAACAGTGTCCTCAAGAACATTAAGCAAGGTCCTAAGGGAAGTTACAGACAGATCAGCATCGGCTGCCAGGCGATTGCTCCAGGTTCCACCATCTGTCCTCGTATGCGCAGTTGAGCAAAGAGCTACCGCATCAGGCCCTAGGAACGAGGCGCTGAAGGCATTGTTAAAATGGTTAGAGCCTACAGTTTGACGAGTATTATACATTGACCGAGATAGCGCCTGAGACGCCTTTCTCATCAATCCATATTTTTCATCATCCATCATTTCCTTGGATGTGGTAAACCCTAGTTTATAGGTCAGGTGAGTATATGTGCGATCATATCCCTGATCCAAAGTTTCATAGTCAACCGAAGAGCCTTCATTTTTGGAAGGAACCAGACCAAAGCCAGAAACAGTGGTCGTTTGCTCAATTGAGCGATCAGACTTCTCAACGTTGAATATATAGGGGAGTATATCCCGATATGACTCATAGCTTTCCATGATAACCTTCTTAATCGCCGGTAGCATGGTATTTAAGAATAGATCGCTATATGCACTCCTGACTTGTGTTGCCATTTTAAGCTCCTAATGATTTTCTATATTTTAATAATTATACGCCAGCAGTTCCAGTGCTCTTGTGCACATGGTTGTTAATCGTAACGACCATTCTGTTGAACTCCCCGAAGGCATTGTCATCGCTCGAATAAAGTTTGATAATGTTCAATGGCAACGTTGCAGTGGTTGCCCCAGTGCTTTCGTCAATCTCTTCTCTGGAAATTCCACCCACGGCATCGGTAACAACAACCGCAGCATTCAGGTTAACCCCAGTCTGAGTAGTAATCACTCCAGTACCATTGTCGGTTTGTGCAACAAATTCTGCATTTGGATCATCCCACACCAAAATGGTTCCACCGGAACTTGCCGCTGCTCCTGCGGCCGCTACGCCAACTATCTGAACCGATGTGGTTGATGCTCGATCTACAACACCAGCTGATGTTCTTTCCAGCAAGTCACCTTTTCCAATAATGGAATTAGCTGCGGCCAATGGGTATGCATTAACACGACCACTGCCAGTTACTGGACGAAACCCATTCGGACGATCTGCATTCGGCATGACTATTCTCCTTCTTTAACGTTAATGTTTTCATTGCCAACATTCCCTATCGCTTCCACCGTAGGTGCTGCAAATGACAAACTGCTGCTCTTCAGGGTTGGATTCCCAATCCCTTCGAGATTCTTGTTCTTCTTATATTCGTTGTACTCTCTGATTTTATCGGCTTGGTTGTTGTGCATTTTGGCTAAAACTAAATCGCCACGAACAACTCTTGAGTCTCGATATTTTTTCTGACCAGTTTTGCTATCTTCACCATCTTCTGAAAATACACGGCCCTTCATCGAAGTGTCGTGATCAATCTCGAATCCACGATGGTCTAAGTTACCGCTAGATTTGAACTTATTTATGTTGATCCAGCGATAAGTATAATCCCTGGACTTGTTGGGGATATCCAATACATCTTTGATTGGATTAGACATAAACGGTTTAGCCAGTGCTGCCGTTTTACTTTGATTAGTGTTATTCATAATATGATTCCTGAAATATTATTTATAATGTTTTAAATAGCAAGAGAAATGTGCCATACATTACGCTACAAGTCTTGTATGGCAACTTGTGGTTAAATTTTTTTAGTGTTACTGTTTCAACACTCTAGATGGATCTAACCCGAACCGTTTCCATACTCTCTTTTGATAATCACTTGGCTCAAGCTCGCCTCGATCAGAAGCATATCCAGCTGAACCAAGCGTATCGCCAGCTAATTCATTCTGCCTACGGGACGCCCTGATATCTTTCCCTTGAAGCGCCCAGCGAGCTGCTACGCGAGAAGAAGCGTTGTAGATCGAATCTATTCTCTTCCTAGCACTTGGGTCAACCTGTTCCATGCTATTCAACTCAGCGGCCACTTCTTTGTAAAATCCTGATTTAGGGTTCTGCAAATCGGGAAACTCTGTATAGGCGCGTGAGTCATAAGTTTTGCGCATATCGTTTTCCCGTGCCGCGTGCTCTTGTTCTTTGTTGTTCTCTTGAAGTAACTGACGGAATGCTGCCTTTGGGTCATTCTCGTAGGTATCTTGCCATGTTGTTTCTTCTTTTTCTTGGCCTGGTTTTTGTGTGCTAATTTTCTGAATAGTAGCGATTAAGCTATTGTTCATCTCAACTAATTGGCTCACGTTTTCTTTCATTTCTTTGAAGTCGCCCGACATCTTTTCATAGTCAGCTTTACTAACATAGGCTTCCACCGACTTGGGCTCTTCTTTAGCGTGTAGATCTGGAACATCGGTAGTATCACTAACCTTTGTGTTTAACGTAGTATCGCCATCTACGATTTCTGATCTCACTGCTTTTGCGAAATCTCTTTCATCGTTCGTTGCCATAAATTCCTCTTATATTGTTGTTTCTATATTTTTACTTGCGCCTTTATTAGAAGCAACCCCGTTGCCCCTAAACTTTTCTATCAACTGGTTTCTGTAAAACTTCAGCCGATTAATCCCATCGTTCATACCCTTCCGATAAGCCACCTCAACGGCATACTCTGGCTTTCTGTGATCTAGCTGCAATATTTCCATTGCGAGTTGAGCCTTATACACATCTTCCAACTCTTCGGACAATTTGCCATCGCGGGATAGATGGATACGCTCAATCGCATCAGCCCAATCTTTTTCTTTTTCTACTGTTATAGCCATGTTACCCCCTATTGCTTAATCATTTGCTGGTTTTGCTGAGTATTTTCCTGTGGCGTTTGAGGCGTAGGCGGCTGCTGTTGCTGTGCCTGCGGTTGACCGCTTTGTTGATTAACCTGGCCGCCTACTCTTGCCCCTAAACTGGGTGCTATCTGCAATCCAGTCACGTTACCCAGTTGGGCCTGCGCCTGTATCACTTGCATCATATTCGAGTGAACCTCGATCGCTTTGGCGAATATCGCCGGCGACTGAGGATTGCTGGCCCCTGTTCGCATTGATTCTCTATAAGCATCTGAGCTTACAAATGTGGATAGCCCCTGAATTTTGACCTCATGGTTATCGTTTAAAACTATATTTGGCAACATGCCCTGGTTGCAACTAGATATTTCGTCATAGAGGGAAAGCGGTGGCTCTACTAACTCAGGTGCCTTTATGTATTTGTCGGGATCAAGAACACCGTGCTTATCTAGGACATTCTTGTCCATGTGGTAAATTTGCTCTGGGCCAACTAAGCCCAACTGTATATTGATCGGGTTCTTTAGGACTTGGGAAAGTAACATGGCGTTTTGTTTCTCAAGCTCTCTATTGATGTTTGCACTATTTGCCGTTAATTCGAAATCTACACTACCTGCTATCTCAAATCTGCTTTGTAGTGTATCAGTCATGGGCATCCCATTCTCATCTTTGCCTGATGTTCCATCGGGATTAATTACCCTAAATTCCATTCCTTCTGGCATTCTTTCATCTAGTAAGTTTTTGACCGAAGAAAGAACTCTCGCGTAAGTCTCGTGTATTCGCCTGATATTTACATCTATCTGCATACCAGATTGTTCAATTAATGAAATCATCCCAGTGGCAGTGCCTGATCCACCAACAGGGTTCGGGACATTCCCAGTCTGAGCATCTGTTATTGATGTTAATTTCTGGGCATAAGAATTTAACGATGCCTCTTCTTGGAAACCCCAGTTTGTGGAATTGGGCATGCTTGCGAAACGTACGTCGTCAACACTATCAACCGGAATAAGAACACCTGGCTCTAACCGGATTTCTTCTGGCTTCAGACCAGAGGCCGACCGATAGAACCCATACGGCATATTAGAAAGAGTACCATAGTCAACGCGTTGGTTATGTAGCGCATCAGCCTCTCTGTTGATTGGGTGAAGCAGTTCTACCATGCCAATTGAATAGCTTCTACGGGGGCGCCGGATAAGATCGGCCTTCATGAACGGGCGCTTGCCAGTTTTGCTAATGCGATCTAAGTATGTCCAGCGAAGTAAGCTTTTAGTTTGATCGTGAATCCACAGAACTACTTCTTCGTCGTACCCATCTTCGTCAATATCCATTCGAATATAGACTTCATGAATTTTGAAAGCATCTTCCTTCTCCTTTGCGTACAGGGTTTCTACCCCTTGGTAATGATCTCTTATTTGTTTAATATTATCGCTAATCGTTTGATATCCAGTGGAACTAGTGTCCGGTTCGCCGGCAAGCATTTTCTTTACTACTGCCTGGTCAAACTTCTTCTGAGCCGCCATTATCTTCAGCTCATGCTTGCTCATGTACAAGCGGTGTGAAATGATATGCGCCTGGTCTAGGTCGCTGCCATCGTTCATACTTCCTGGAAACAGAATGTCTTCATGGTTTACGGTTTCTAGCATTGGCCCATCGAATACGGTTATGAACCTCTCTTTCTCAACGTCCTCTGTTTCAAGGATCCCTTGCTGCGCCTGAGTCGCCATCATCATCTGTATATCTTCCTCTGACATTCCACTGGTGTCAAAATTAATGATCGGCTCATTTTCAACAAATACTGACTTCCGAAGTTTTGTTTCCCAGCGTAACTTTAATACGCCCCAACCAACCGTAACAATGTCCCATAGCCAATCGTCAATAGTCAGGTAAATCCCCTTGTAGTCATTCACATAACTGGTTAACGCCCAGTGCATGACCTGATCAATCCTTTTGATCCTAGCCTGATCCAGCCTTTCTCTTGGGGCAATATTAAACCAAGGCCTGACGCCAAAGATAGAGCGAACTAAGCGTGCATGAAGAGCCTTGCAGTGAATCATGGTAATTGGCAGGTGAAACGTTGATCCCGTTTGCCAAATCCCATTTCTCTTGTTTGAGATATAATCGTCCCACTCAGTTAAGAACTTTTCTTGGCGAGATATCCATACAGAACGGTCTTGCTCTAAATCTTTGATCTTCTCGCATACTTCGCCAGTGATCTTTTCTTTATTAATCCTCTTCCTTGGGATCTGATCAATTAACCTAACTTTTTCTATTTCATTTATTGGCATTTCATTCTCTTTGATTTGTTAAACATAGCCATATGAATTCATTACCGCACTATGGTTCTTCCACCTAGACACTTTTCTCTCATATTCATAACGCGGATTTGATATCACTATGTAGCGCAATGCGTCGAGAGAATCGTCGAACTTCTTTTTTGGACTACCGTTGTCATCCCATTGGTAGCGCATGAACTCATGAATTAGGTTCGTACATGTGTTCACAACATACAACTTAGCCTTGCCGTCTACCTTTGTCAGTAGTCGCTGTATTTCCATTATTCCAGGAACCAAATTATCTCTCTTGCAGGGAAACCTAAGCCTAAGGCCAGCCCTCTCAAGAACTTCTCTTTGATTTACCCTGTATATCCCGTCATTAACATTAATCGCCGGATCAATAAGGCTCGCCACAATATTATACTTCTTGTCTCTCTCTAGTATTAACTGAGCCAAGTCAGGAAGCGAGCACTCTACCTTAAGTTCCTCTAAACATACTAATGTCTCATCTTCACTAATCCCTACCCATACTACATGGTGCGGTTTATTAACATGCGGATCAATAGCCCTGTAAACAGGGTAATGTTCCGGCCATTCCAATGGTGCAATGACATGGAAATCTGCATCAAAGTTTT